ATTGTGGCTCTGGAGGCCCAGGGTTCGAATCCCTGTATCCACCTTAGTTGCGATAGGTGCAACGATTATTTGTTGGGCTATCGCCAAGCGGTAAGGCACTGGATTTTGATTCCAGCATTCGCAGGTTCGAATCCTGCTAGCCCAGCTTGCTTTTGTTGTAATCTGATATAGGGGATACTAGCTCAGTTGGTAGAGCACCTGACTTTTAATCAGGTTGTCGGGGGTTCGAATCCCCCGTGTCTCACTAAGGAATGAAGAGCGGAAAACCAGTAAATTCAAGGTTTTCCGCTTTTTTTATGCGATTTTTGAGGTAAGGAAAAGTAAGCAGAAGTAGATAGTTTTTAATGTCCGCAACGCGTCCGCAAGGGGTATTTTGACCGCAATGTCCGCATCGTGTCCGCAAAATCAGATCGCCAGAATATCATTCACGACCGCCGCGGCATCTTCTTTCTCGTCCATGATGTGGTTGTAGACGTCCAGCACCATCTTTTCGGTGTCGCCCATCAGCTGTGCGATTTTTTTTATGCTGATGGCAGGCACCTGATAGCAGAGGTTTGTGCAGTAGTTGTGCCGGAAGATGTGGGCGGTCAGATCTGATATGACTGGGAACGCATCGGTGCCACCGGCGGCATGGTTCATTTTTCTCACGATTGACTGCCACATTTTGACATACGCTGAATGTGTCATGATGGATCCGTCACGACAGGTAAAAAGATAGGTGCCCGGCAGAGCAGCCAAATACTCTTTTAAGTATGCGGCGGTGGTGTCCGGTACCGGTACGGTGCGGAAGCCATTGTTGCTTTTTGGCATGGGCTTTATTTCGGACGCGTTATTCGGGAAAATAAGCGCTTTTGTGATTGATACGGACATTTTCCCGTTCTCCGTCTTAAAATCGAATTTTGACAGTGCCAGCGCTTCCCCACGGCGTAATCCGCACGAATATATAATATAAACAAAAGCTTTTTCACGGGCGGTAAAGGACGCCTTTGAAATGGCAGCTTTTTCTACCTGTGTGAGCGGACGCTTTTCTTTTTTTACATAACATGGCAGATTGATGTCTGCACAGATCTTATCATACATCCCAACGCCGATATAATTATCGGCTACAGCCATTTTCATAATCTGCTTAAAAGTGATCTCTATTTGCTGACAGGTGCGCGGCTTATCCAGTGCATTGTTGATTGCGAGCTGGAAGTGGCTGTTTCGGATATCTGGCAGGCGTACACCCTCCAAAAAGGATAGATGCGTTTCTATTATATTCTCATACATTTTCCGGGTGTTCATTTCGCGTGCAGCTTTTTTGGTCTTAAGCCAGCTCCGGGCGTATTCTAAAAAGGTTACATCAGTATTCTGGACATACTGACCGTTCTCCACCTCGCTTTTGAGTTGGTTGACCTGCCGCTCCAGATCTGCGCTGGATTTGCGTGATACAAGCCGTTTCCGGTGTTTGCTTCCGTCAGCATTGTATGTACCATCCCAGATCTTGGTTTCCCACTCCCCGCGGGAGTTCTTCGTGTACTTTGCTTTTGCCATATATATCATCCTCCTTAAAAATGGGTATAAAAATAACAGCCAGCGTGGAACGTGTGTTCCGCTTGCACTTGGCTGCTCCGAATGATACAATATGCTTGTCTAGGGCATATGCTTTTCGGAGCTATGTTTGCCGCTCTGGTGTTGGTAGCACCGGGGCGGTTTTTTATTATTCATTTAAATCTGAAATTGATTTGTTATATAATTCTTCGGTGTATTTAATGTTTGAGCTATCCATCTGATCATAATAGGTTTCGAGCGTACTAATAAAAGCATGAAATCTATTTGCTTTCCCTTTTTCGGTTTTTAATGTAGATGCTTTAATAGTTGCATCATCGAAGTATCTAGTGATCATATCATGAATAGCTGCTTGCTTTTTAGTGGTTACCTGAGCTTTCATTTCAATAGGGGATTGTCCGGTATATTTTGGACCGTGTATTGCTGTTAGCTCGTCTATTTTTTGCTCCATTAAGTTGTATCTTTCAAAAAATGTGTCTGGACTTTTCGTACTATTCACAATATCCATGCAATCCTGGATAATCTTTAAATTTTGCTCCGGATATATTATAGAGCCTTCTGTGACTGTTGGGGGTAATGTGGTTTCAAATTCTTGTGCAAATGTATCATATGTATTGTATATATTTTTATATTTACTAAAGATATAGAATGATATTACTGCAAATATAATGAAAATAATACCGCCAAAAGCAATAGTTGGAATACCGATAATTAGACATACAATGCCCAATATCAAAAATATAATATAAGAAATCTTATAGCTTTTTCGAGAAGCCAGTGTTTTCCTTTTTACAACATATCCATTCGTGGAGGAAGAGGACGCGGACGAAGCTTTTTTTCTGGATGATCCGCCAATTTTGCTAGAGTATGAAAGTCCAGTGCCCGGCGCAGATACTCTGGCTCTTGCTCCAGATCTGGTATTGAAAGACATACCGCCATACTTTCCACCAAGACTTACGCCAACGCTCTTTTTTCCAACATTTACCTTTACACCTGGTGCAACTTTGAAACTCTTTCTAAATCGCAATCCCATAAACTATACCTTCTTTCGTTTGTAATAAGAATATTTTACCACACGTATAGTATATCCCGCAATCAATGATGAGCAGAAATTTCTATTATATCAGCAGAGCATGTCTTATCGAAGTCTCCGTTTTTGATATGCTCAAGTTCATGCTTATATGTTTGTACATTTCGGTCATAAGACAAGTTCTGATTTAAGACGATTGTAAAAAAGTCGTCCGGAGTTGCAACTGTAAATCCGCCCACAGTGTTTGGAAGATCACAGTACACGGTTCTTACATTATCCAAAGTCATTCCCCCTATCTGTGGACTAAATTATAATATTGCAACTGTCCAATTCTTTGGACATCAACATCCTGTGTCGTCAGAATTGCCAGAAACGCGGTTGATGAGATCGGCTACATACTGGATGTCCTGCGGCTTGACTTTTCTGGATGCGTCAAATAATACTTTATATTCTGGATTGTCAAATAAAAATTGTGCAGTATCAGAAGATTCTTTATCTAAATAATAGGCAGGTTGCTCTGATTCATTGTCTCTCCCACGAAGCGTATTGAGATCAGTATTAAAAAAGTCAGCTATTTTTTCTTCTGTCTCAAAATCTGGCTGCCGTCTTCCTACTTCATACATACTTACAGTAGATGCAGATATACCAAGTTTTTCGGCAAGTTCGCTTTGTGATAAATGTTCCCGCATTCTAAAAAATTTAAGCATATCTTTAAATTCTGGCATGTGCATCACGTCCTTTCTTTAATTTGATTATACACGAAACGTGAAAAAAATCAAATGTTAAATTTACAAAATGTGTTGACAAATACTCACGAAATGTGTATATTAAATTTATCAACACGAAACGTGAGCAGATGGAGGTGAGAAAGTGTCGGAAATGGATAGTCATGTAATAGGTCAGACTTTAATCAAATTGCGCGGAAATAGGACACAGGAAGAGGTGGCAAAAGCGATTGGAATTAGCAAATCTGCTTTATCTATGTATGAGAGAGGCGAGAGAATTCCAAGAGATAATATTAAAATACGCATATCCGCGTATTATAAGAAGCCTATCCATAAAATTTTTTTTAATCAAAAAACTCACGAAACGTGAGGAAGAGAATGTCACATCATCTGTCCAATTATCTGGACAGTAAATAAGAAGGGAGTGAGAAGAATGAGAAGAAAATCTGAAAGAGAACTCCTCCGTCAGCAGATGGAGCTACTGATAGAGGAGTCAAAAAATTGTGTGCCCGGTGAATTATCCAAAAATTCACAAGCAGTAGCCAAGATAAGTAAGGAGTTATTTAAGTACAGTTGTTCCAGTTTTATACTTTTTTGCTTCTTGGGTTATCTCGTTAAGAACTTTGCGGTATTGCTCATAAAGTTCTGCAGGCGATAAGGATTTTATATCTTGGTTTTGAAGATACAAAATGGCTAATTGATTGTAAATATCAGACATAAGCATATCTCCTTTCATAATACTCGGACGCGGCAACGTCCTGTAAGGAGATTGTACCACAAGTGAAGAATAGAAGAAAGGGGATGAAAAAAGAGTGAGTGAAGCAGAGCAGCTTGAGAAACTGTGTCAGCCGATAGTTGACTGGTTGAAAAAGAATCATGATCCGCATACCGAGGTGCGCATATCCGCGGAGCATATTGAACTGGTGGAGAGCGTGATCGGGATTCCAGTAGAGAGGTAGGTGATTACATGAATTATCCAAAACCTGTAATGAGAGCAACAGAACTTGAAAGAATGGGATTCCCGCGGGATTATCTGCTTTATGCCTACCGCAGAAAAGGACAGAGTTACGCATGGAAAGCGACTCCCAAAAAAAACAGTCCGATATTGTTTGACACGGTAGCATTTGAAAAGTGGCGACTTGGAACGACGGGAGCAGGGAGGTGAGAACATTGAAAAGGATAGGCAAGATCGTTACGGCGGTCGGCGCGGTCACGGCACTGCTTGCAGGATGCTGTCTGGATTCGCAGGATGTATACGGCTACCTTGCGGGAGCGTTGTGTATCATCGGTGGCTTCCTGGGCGGCGCGGGCTATGCGATCTGCATGCTGGCAGAGCGGCGGCACACCGAGGTTGTGATCCAGATGGACAAGCCGGATGTTGTGTGGATTGAGATTGAGGACAAAAAAATAGCACCCTGATAACTTTGGCGAGTACAGGTGCTATTTACCGTAGGAATACATAAGTATTTCTGCGTTTATTGTAACACGAAAGAGTAGTTTTTGAAAGTGTGATTTTATGATTTTCAGAGAATGTAAGCGCTGCGGTCATCCAATGGACCCGGGAGAGGGTAGAAACGGTATGTGTGATGACTGCGTTACCGGGGAGACGGAGCGGCAGCAGCGGGAAGAACAGATGGCGCGGATGATCCGAGCAAAGGATTGGACGCAGATGGAAATGGAGGATTTTCTAAGTGAAAGCAAGGTTATGTAACAAGGACATGTGCAATCTCGTGGATGTGTTGCGGGAATTGCCGGAAACACTGGAAGGGGTCGGCGTTGCTGGAATTGCCACTATTACCGTTACGGATGACGGGAGCATTAGCGGGGTGCTGGCTGTTTCGCCAGAGACAGCAGTGAGACTTAAGATCAGTGACAATGGCGACAAAGGAGAGTGGGAGTATATCGATGATTGAGATCGCGCCGGATGCGCCGGACTGGGACGAATACGAAGCGGAGCAGGCACGGGCACAGCGGCATAGAAAGAAACTGGCAGCAATATACGACCGCGATGAGCGGTTTAGAGAAGAAAAGGAGATAGAAGATGCAGGAAATTAACTTATTAGTAGAGCAGAAAAACGGAAGTATCGAGACCAACTCTGAAGAGATCAAGGCAGCCCTTGCGGCAAAAATGGAGGAGTACAAGGGGATGGTGTTTACCGCAGAATCCCAGCCGGAAGCAAAAAGGACGGTGGCAAGCCTGCGTAAGCTGAAAAAGGCCATGAACGACAGGCGAATCGAGATCAAGAAAACTTTTATGGCGCCGTATACCAATTTTGAAGCGCAGGTCAAGGAACTGGACAAGCTGATCGATGAACCGATCGACTTTATCAGTGGGCAGATCGAGGAGTTTGAGCGTAGGCGCGTGGAAGCAAAGAAAGCGATGATCTGTGAAATCTATACCGGGATTATGGCGGAGTATGGAACCGTGATGGAGTATCTGCCGCTGGATCGCATCTATGACAGCAGATGGGAGAATTCCACGACCACGCAGAAAGCCATCACAGAAGCCATCACAGCACATGTGGAGCACGTAGAGAAAGATCTGGACACTATCCGGGCGATGGAATCGGAGTTTGAGGATAAAGGCCTGGCGAAGTATAAGGCAACGCTGGAACTGTCAGATGCCATTACAGCCATGAACCAGTACCAGAAGCAGAAGGAAGAAATTCTGCGGAGACAGGCAGAGGAAGAGCAGAGAAAGGCAGAAGAGGAGGCACGCAGGGCGGCAGAGGAAGAGCAGAGAAAAGCTGCTTTGGTGCATGAAGAACCGGTTGTACCGGAAGTTGTGCCGGATGTTGCTCTGGAGGAAGAAAAAGCTGTGCGGTCTGCAACGGCGCCTGAGGGAACCGTACGGTATGAAGTGGTTGCTGATCCGTTCCAGATCGCACAGCTTGAAGCTGCTATGCGTGAGTACGGTATTAAATTTCGGAGGGTATAAGCATGGCGGAAGCAGCAAGAAAAATGAATATATATGAAGCGATCTCTCGGTGCATGGAAGAGATCGGGGCGG